GCATGGCGCGGAAGCGCACGCAATCGCCGCGCGACAGACCCAGCTGCTTGGTATTGGCAAGCCGGGCATGCCGCCGGGCGGCACCCATCGCGCTGGCGGTGATGCCGAGCACGACATCCTCGGCCGCCTGACATCTGTCAGCCTGACCCCGCCTGCCGCATCGCGCGAGGGTGGTCCCGCAGCGACAATGGCGGGAGCGGGGCATGCGAGACGAGGATCGGCCGGCGGCAGATGCGGCCATTGCCTGGGCCATGGCCCATGAGGGCGGCTATGTCGACGATCCGGTCGATCCCGGCGGGGCGACAAACTGGGGCATCTCCCTCAGGTTCCTGCGGGGCCTCGGCCCCGATGTCGGCGATATCGACGGCGATGGGGACGTCGATGCGGACGACATCCGGGCACTGACCCGCGCCCAGGCGGCCGACCTCTATCGCGGCCAGTTCTGGCAGCGCCTGGGCCTCTTCGAGCTGCCGGGCGTGACGGCGACCAAGATCCTCGACCTCAGCATCAACATGGGGCCGCGCCCGGCCACGCTGTGCCTGCAGCGGGCGCTGCGCGCCGCCGGGCGGCCGGTCTCCGAGGATGGTATCCTCGGTCCGGTCACCGCCGCCGCCGCCTGGTCCTCGATCGGCATGGTGCTGCTGGCCGCCACCTGCTCGGAGGCCGCCGGCTACTATCGCGGCCTGATCCAGGCCGACGCGGCGCGCGAGCGCTACCGGCGCGGCTGGCTGGCCCGCGCCTACGCCCATCCGCCGATCTGATGGCCGGGAGGACGCCGCCCATGCGCCCGCGTGACGCCGCCTACCTGCTCGCCCGGCAGATCGCCGCCTACCTGCTCGCCCGGCAGATCGCCGAGCTCGGCCTCGCCGGCCTCATGGCTGTCGCAACCGCCCTTCTCGCCGCCGGCGCCATCCTCGCCGTTCTCTCGGGGGCCTGCTGATGAGCGTCTGGGGCCAGGCCAAGGGCATCCTCGCCCAGGTGGCGCCGGTGCTCGGCACCGCCATCGGCGGGCCGTTCGGCGGCCTGGCCGCGCGCGCCATCACCCAGGCGCTGCTCGGCGAGGCCAGCGACGACGAGGCCCTCGCCGCGCAGGCCGTGCGCAACGCCTCGCCCGAGCAGCTGCTGGCGCTGCGCAAGGCCGACCACGACTTCACCCGCGCCATGGGCGAGCTGGACGTGCGGTTCGAGGAGCTTTCGGCCGCCGACCGGCGCGACGCCCGCGCCCGGCAGGTCGCCACCCGCGACGCCATGCCGGCCCTGATCGCACTGGCCGCGCTGACCGGCTTCTTCGGCATCCTGCTGGCCATGATCTTCGTCGAGTTGCCGGCCCGCGCCGAGCAGCCGCTCGCCGTCATGCTGGGCGGCCTCGGCACGCTCGTGACCCAGATCGGCGCCTACTACTTCGGCTCGTCGGCGGGCAGCCGGCGCAAGAACGAAGTGATCAGCCACATCCTGGAGAGCCGCGACATGGCAGGCCATGCAGCGGTCGCGTCGGCCGTGCCGGTGCCGCGCGCGAGGCCGGGCGCATGATCGGGGGAGAGGACTGGACCGAGGTCGTCAGGCTGGCGATCACCGTGGCGTCGGCCGTCGCCTCGTTCGCTGTCTGGATCTACGCCGTGCGTGCGAACCGGGACAAGGCGCAGCGCCAGGAGCTGGCCGAGATCTGGCGGGCTGTGGAGGTCGAGCGGCAGACGCGGCGCGAGGACGACGCCGCCATGCGCGACCGGCTCGCCCGGGCCGAGGCCCGCCTGGATGATGCTCCGACCAGCAAGGGGCTGCATGAGCTGGCGCTCTCGATCGAGCATTTCGGCGGCGATCTGCGCGCCGTGCTGGAGCGGGTCGATGGGCTGGGCAAGGTCATCGAGCGCCTGGAGCGGGTCACGTCGAGGCAGGAACAATATCTGATGGATCTTAACCGGCAGGAGCCCTCCCGATGAGCGACTATGTCCGCTTCCTGGGCGAGCACCGGCGCATCACGGTGCTCCGGATACTCGACGGCGCGCCCGGCTATTGCGCCAACGACAGCCTCCTGACCAGCGCCTGCGCCACTTACGGGCTGCACGCGACGCGCGATCAGGTGCGCGGCGATATCGCGTGGCTGGCCGAGCAGGGCCTCGTGCGCGCCGCAGACGTCGGCGGCGGGCTGACGGTGGCGACGCTGACCGAGCGCGGTCGTGACGTGGCAGGGGGGCGCGCAACCCATCCGGGCGTGCAGCGCCCGAGCCCGGACTGAGGGGCTCGGCTCATGGCCCGCCCGTCCAGCATCGACCGCCAGCCGCCCGAAATCCGTGAGCGCATCGCCCGCCTGCGCGAGCAGGGCCGGACCATCGACGAGATCCTGGACGCGCTCCAGGCGCTCGACGTCGATGTCTCGCGCTCCGCCCTCGGCAGGCATGTGAAAAGCCTGGCCGAGATCTCCGCCCGGCTCAAGCGCAGCCGGGACATGGCCGAGGCCCTGGTCAACCGCTTCGGCGACGCCCCGGAAAGCAAGACGGCGCGCCTCAACATCGAGCTGTTGCACGGCCTGATCTTCGAGATCGTGACCGCCGCCGACCCGTTTGCCGCCGAGGACGGCGAGGGCGTCATCCGGATCACGCCGCAACAGGCCGGCGCGCTGGCCAAGGCGGTCGACCACCTGGGCAAGGCGGAGGCGGCCAATGTGGCCGTCGTCAAGGCGCAGCGCGCCGAGGCGATCCGGGACGCGGCCGACGTCGTCGAGGCGGTCGCGGCCGCGCGCGGTCTCGATCCGGAGCATATCGCCGCCTTCCGCCGCGAAATCCTGGGCATCGCCTCATGAGCCGCGCGCCGGCCGGGGGCATGGCGAAGGCGGCGCCAGACGCGACGGAAGCGGCGACCCCGCCGCCCGTCCTGCTGCCCTATCAGCGCGCCATCGTCGAGGCGCCCGAGGCGGTCGTCGTCGTCGAGAAGGGGCGGCGCACCGGCGCGACCTGGGGCGTCGGCGCGCTCTCCGCCATGACCAGCGCCGCCGCCCGCGCCCATGGCGGCATGGACACGCTCTATATCGGGCCCTCGCAGGACATGGCGCGGGAGTTCATCGACGCCGCCGCCATGTGGGTGCGCGCCCTGATGGGTTTCGCCGCCGCGATCCAGGACAGCGATTTCGAGGAGCTGATCGGCGACGAGCGCCGCGCCATCAAGGCGTTCCGCATCGACCTGCCGTCGGGCTTCACCATCCTCGCCCTGTCGTCGCGGCCGCGCTCCCTGCGCGGCCGGCAGGGCCTTGTCATCATCGACGAGGCCGCCTTTCACGACCACCTCTTCGAGATCCTGAAGGCGGCCCTGGCGCTCCTGGTCTGGGGCGGCCGCGTCATCCTGATCTCGACCCATGACGGGGTCGAAAATGCCTTCAACGAGCTGTGCCAGGACGTGCGCGAAGGGCGGCGGCCCTGGGGCCTGATCCGCATCCCCTTCCGCGAGGCGGTGGTGCAGGGCCTCTATCGGCGCATCTGTCTGGTGCAGGGGCGCGCCTGGAGCCAGGAGGCCGAGGACGCCTGGGTCGCCGACATCTACGCCCAATATGGCGAGGGCGCGGCCGAGGAGCTGGACTGCATCCCGCGCCGCTCGGCCGGGGCCTATCTCAGCCGCGAGGTGATCGAGGCCTGCATGCTCGGGCCGGACGAGGGCGGCGGCCATGTCGCCCGCCTGACCTGCCCGCCCGGCTTCGACCTGCGCCCGATGGCCGAGCGCCAGGCGCATGTCGAACGCTGGCTGGACGAGGCCGTGCGCCCGGCGCTGGCGCGGCTCGACCCGGCCGCGCGCACCGCGATCGGTGAGGACTTCGGCCGCACGGTCGACCTGACCGTGATCGCCCTCGGCCAGGAGCGGCGCGACCTGACCCTCGACGTGGGCCTCGTCGTCGAGCTGGCGCAATGCCCGCTCGCCCAGCAACAGCAGGTGCTGGCCTGCCTCGCCGACGCCGCGCCGCGCCTGGGGGCGGTCCACCTGGACGCGACGGGCAACGGGCTCGGCCTGGCCGAATGGGCGGCCGAGCGCTGGGGGCAGAGCCGCGTCACCGGCGTCAAGATCTCCGACGGCTGGTATCTGGACACGGCCCCCCGCCTCAAGGGGCGGCTGGAGGATCGGAAGATCCTGCTCCCCCTCGACCGGGATTTGCGCGACGACCTGCGCGCCCTGCGCGTCGTCGCCGGCGTGCCCAAGGTGCCGCGCGACGCCCGGGCACGCGGGCGGCACGGCGACGCGGCCGTGGCGCTGCTGATGCTGGCGGCGGCGATCCGGGCCGAGACCTGGGAGGCGGGATACGAGACGGCCGCGCCGGTCCGCCGGCGCGTCGATGATGTAGGGCCGGGTGGCGACACGGATTTCGATGGCGATGGCGGGCGGGGGGCGGCGGTGACGCTCGGCCGGTCGCTCG